CTTTATCATACACTCCTTTAAATAAACCTGCACTTAAAGCGTCTACGGTTCTACCACCGAGTTTTCCAAATGATTGGTCATTTGCCATTTTTAAAACTTTTTCTACACCACCTTCATTTACTGATTGCTCTTTCATATCTGACATCCACTCTAAACCTGGAACTACTATATTTTTAACTTTGTGTTTCTTTTTCATTGCATTTAAATCTTTTGCAAACTTTTTTAAATGTGGTGGTAATTGACCTGTCTTTTCAAATTCATCTCTCATCTTTTTAACTGCTGATGGATTCATTGATTCCTTTACTGATTCTTTCATAAACTCATTGTCTAAAAATGAATGAATATCACGAGTGGTTTTAGGTAGTTTTTTACCTGTTATTTGGTTAAATATTGCCATTGAATATGGTTGGTTATATCGTAATCTTGATTTTAATCTTCTGATATCTTTTTTCTTTATTGCAGTTACCAACTCATCATAAACACGTTTTGCGTTTTCTTTATTTTGAGCAGTAACACTTTTGATTACATCTTGTTTTGTATATTTTTGTGCACCTTTATCACCCTTTTTAAGAGCCACATCATAATTTCTCAACATTTGTTTTATTGAATTTTTTAGGTTGAAATAATCTTTCTTTGTAAATAAGTTATACAATTTTTCAAAATCTCTATTTTCGTTTATGGATTCAACTGGATTAGTTATATAGTTTGTTGCTTTTTCTAAATAATTCTGTGATAAAGTAATTTTATCTGTCCACCAACTCGGTAATGAATCTTCTTTGTTCATTCCATTTAATTTGTTTAGTAATTTATTACTATCATCAACCATAATCATTACTTTTCTTTTTGATGATGCGACATCTGTATGGCCGTCTTCATTGATTGACTCAAACAAAGACATATCTATTTGATATTCTACTCCCATTTTTGCATATCCTATAAACTTTTTATATTCTTTTGCTTGTTTTGGTGTCATTTTCTTTGGTGGAAACATTTTCTTTTTTTCATTAATGTTTTCACTCATATCTGCTAATGCTTGTTTAAATGCTTTCTTATCTCTTTTAAAATCTGACATTACTTGGTCAAGTCCTTGCATATCAATCATCATTTCAAGTGTATCCTTTTGACTTTTACTTAAACCTCTTGCTAATGGTTTTGCTTTTGGTGATAATGCTTCGTTTGTTTTTTTCATTTGGTCGTGAGTTTTTTCTAATTCTTGACCTGGTTTGAAGTTATCACCTTTGTTCGTTACGATAAACACAACACTTCTTGGACTTACGGATTTAACTTTACCCTCAGCACCATAATGTGGACAACTTGGATTAACATCTTTTACGACATCACCTACACCATAAGTGTATTCTTTGAGTTCTTGTTTAATCATTTTATTGATTTTACTGAACATCTCTTTCTTCATTGGTAGTCCCTTGTGTTTAGTTGATGCGAACTTTTTTACATCTTTCTTTTTCATATCTTTGGCTACATCTTGTGCGTCTTTGTTAAACTTTGACGCAGGTTGTTCACCTTTTTGGATTGACCTAACAATCCCCATAAATTTTTGTTGCTTTTTACTTAAAGCTGGCACTACTCACCTCTGATGATATGATTGATTATATCTTCTGCTTTACAATAATCACCACAAGTTCTACCTGGTGTTTGTGTATTATCTACTGATTCATTCATCGGATATAAAAATGCTCCGTGTGTTGATGGATTCGATACAAAGTCAAAAGCAATCAATTCAAAGTCATCTCCTACTTTAGTTACTTGGTCTCCATTGGCTTCTTGAACCATTTCAACACTACCTAATCCTCGTGAACTAATACCTAATTTAATTCCATTCTTAAACAATTCTTTCAATATATTACCACTTGGTGTCGTAAGTATTTCTACCGTCCCTAATAAGTTATCACCCTCAAAGTGCATTTCTGTAATATTGTGTGATACATTTGCCAAATTCACTACTGATGAATCTGGATGGTCAAGTTCTCCGAGTGCTCTATTTTGTTTTACAAAATTGTTATCGTACTTTTTTGACTCACGAACCAACACATCTCTCGGATATACTCTTCCGTTTTGGTTTTTTGCTTCTGCTCTTTGTAATACACCTTTAACAACTAACTTTCCGTTGTTTTCTTTCATCGCCTCAGTAATCTGTTGCGGTGTTATATTAAATGGTATATAATCTACGATAACTTGTTTCATTTTATAAAAATCCTTTTTTCTCATCTGAATATTTTTTGTAATATCTGTCTAATTGTCTAAGTGCCATTCTATCACCTTCTGATTTACCCCTAATTGCAGCCATAACCATTTGTTTGTCCGACAAATCACCATCTTTCATTATGAAAAGTAAATCCTCTGCTTTAAATGGTCTACCTGGTTTGTCATACTTGTTGATAAAATCTACTACTTGTTTGGGTGTAAGTGGTGGATTAGAGAACCCGCTAATTCTCGCATTCTTTACTAAAGTTTTAACATCTGAGTCTGAAGTTCTAGCTCTCTCAGTTAATTTACCAAAATATCTTTCGTATTGTTCTTTTAAATTTTTCATTTTAAATTTCCTATTTTGTTTGCCATTTTGACTAATCTTTCTGAAATCTTAGTTAGGGCTTTGTGTGTGTTTTTCCAATAGTCTTCTGACTTCATATTTAATTCTGTTTTTAATTTAAGATTCATTTTAACGGTTTTATCTAATTCGTTTAATGCGTCTCTGATTTCTCTCATTGAACGACCAACTTTTTGTTTTGGTGTCATTGATTCATCATTTCTCCAATCGTGATAACGACCTTCGTTTACTGATTCTAAATTTGCCTTGTCCATAACGTTTACTATTTTTTGTAATTCTTTATGTAGTTTCTCTAATACTTTGCCTGTCTTGTCATCTACTCCGTAAAATTCATTACTATCATAACTACGACCACCAATTCTATTCATTATAAAATATTGTAGAACTGATTTAAATTGTCCATCTGCTAATTTCTTTTTTATGTCCGTTAAATCAAATCCCTTTGATATATCTCTATCTGCTTTTACTAAAGCTGGTGCTACAAATTTTTTATATATACTTAAAACTGCTTTTAATTTATTGACATTTCTTTTAATTGGATGCTTTCCTAATGGGCCTTTTAGATTATTGGCCTGTTTGATGACTAAGTTCATAGCTGTCATAAAGTCTTTGTTGAAGTTATCTACACTAACATATTCTTTGATTACTTCCTCATTTACTTTTGTATACCCTACGACATCTGGCTTTGGATGACCACCTTGTGAACCACTTGCAGAACTTGCAAATGCTTTTGGTGTATCGTAGTGTCCTGTTCCTGTTCCGTCAATACCAGCTGTTGCTGTTGTAGAAACTTCTGCAAGATTCTTTTTAATTAACTCTCGTATAATTTCTTTTAATCTAGCTAATCTTTGTGCTTTGGACATTCTTAATTTCCTTAATTAATTCATAATATCTCATTAAAGCAACCACGTGTTTATCTTTCACGACTTTTCCCTTAGTAGCGCTATCTGTATAATCAATAGCTTCTGCTAATTTTATTTTTGTAATCTTGTCATTGACATTTGGTAGTAATTTCTTTAGAGCTTTTTTAATTTTAACTACTTCATTGTCTATAAATTCTTTTAATGAATTCGTATTAGATACATTATTGATATATTGTTTCAATAAGTTTCTTTGATTTTCATTTAAAGATTTATACTTAGAATTAAACTTATCAACTAATAATTGATAGCTTAATAGTCTTAAATCTTTATCTTGTTCAGAGTAATTCTCAATTAATTGATTAGATTTTTTAATTTTACTATCAGATTGAATGATATGTTCAGTTATAGTAATGACTGAGTCTGTCTTTTGAACTGGCCCAAAGTCTTCTTTACCTGTTTCAGTTCCAAATAGTTTGTAAACTGATGCCATAATTTTAAAATTAGGCAAACGAGTATTAAAAAACTCTTTTATATCATAATTTTCTTTTATGGTTTTAATTAAATTGAATTTTTCATTGTTTAATCTACGATTAGACAATTTTCTACGACTTTTCACCACCGCCTCGACTAATTGAGATGCGTGTGAATCGTTTTTGTATTTTTTTTCTAATAAAATTGAATACAATTCATATTCTTTCCCTAATTCAGTATTTTTATTAAAGAATTCTTTAAATAATGCTACTGACTTAGGGCTTTTTGTGTCATTTAACACGTCAACTGTAATTTGGCGTGATAAAAGTTCATAAAGAATTGCTGTATTCTTTATTTTATTATGTTTAACATATAAAGACATTTGAGCTCCAAAGTATTTCTTCTAATTGTAATAATAAATATAAAACTATTAAGAAATCGGTATTAATCTACTCCGTTTTCTTTCTTATATTCATCATATTCTTTTTCCATTTCGTCTGCTTTTTTGGTTTCATTAATTATATCCTTTGACTTTTTACCCATTGTTTTCTTTAAGGCATCGAAGTGTGCTAATGCAAGTGGTCTTCTGTTCTTGGTTTGTTTCCCTAATGGGTCACGTCCTCTTGCTCCACTATCTTTGAATGGTTTGTTCATTTCCTGTGGTCGTCCACCTTGTTGGTCTTCTGGTCGTTCATCTTCTCCGTCATCAAATGGGTCAAATATAGAACCTGCTATGGTATCAGGTGGTGTTTGAGCATCGTCTGCGCCGATACCCACTGCTGCCATATCACTTGGTGTTCCAATTGCGTCCCCAGTTTCTTGTGGGTCATTACCTTCCATTTCAATTTGTGAGTGTCTGAACTTCTGTTTTTGGTCTTCAATAATTTGTTTTTCTATTTCTACCTTTTCATCATCTGAAAATTTAAAAATATTATTGTAAACCCAATCAGTAGGTAAAATTTTATCTTGTATCATATCACGAGCTAATGAAACTTTTTGTCCGAACAATTCAATCTTCTCTTGTTCATACATTGTTGATGGACTTGCTAAGTTCAATTCAAAGTTTACTAAGTCTTCATCTGTATATCCTTGTGAATATAGATGAACAACTGCAATCTTTGTTAACTCCGATGTTATAATTCTTTGTATTCTTTCTATGGTTCTGGCAAATCTTACATCTTCTGCTGCTAAAGTTGCTTTACCACCGACATTTTCATCAAACCCTAAGAATGCTTTCGGAACTCTTAGTGATGCTAATAATTTGTTTTTCAAATATTCAATGTCTTCTGTTGAATCATAATCAATACCACCTAATTCTGATATTTCAGTTCCACTATCTCCACCACGAACTGGCATAAAGAAGTCTTCTGTTAGGTTTTGCATATTGTATTTTAAATTATATTCACCTGTTGCTTCGTCAATGATTGGTGTCTTCTTCATCTTGTTGATGATTCTTTGCATATAGTTATCGACTTCTGCTGGTGGAATATTTCCAATATCAATCTTGAATACTCGTTTAGAAGGTGCTCTCATAATTCTGTGAATTAACATTGCGTCTTCCATTAAAGTTAATTGTTTCCAAATCTTTCTCGTAGATTCAATCATTGACTTACCATAAGGTAAGAAGTTACTATCGTTTGCTAATCTGAAGTGAGCGACTTGAAAGTTTTCAAATTCTATCTTCTTTTTAGAACTTGCGGCTCTATTACCAAAATATGGATGTGCACCCTCGATTGACTCTAAATAGAACTTTGTATAATAAGGATTCTCTGGGTCTTCTCCCTCTGCCCTTACGACTTCATAAGGTGAAAGTGGAACTACGTTCGTAACACCATACTTCTCATTAATGTCTAAGTATAAATAGAAGTCACCATACTTAACCATATTACGAACCCAAGGCCATAGATTGAACTCAATGTTCATTATGTCATAAAATAAATTGTTTAAAATTTCTTTGATGTTTTCGTTGTCTGTTTTAATATCTACTACTTGACCATACTCGCCTTTCATAGTTGATTCATCGGAATATATATCCAATGCACTTGATATGATTGGGTCTGAATCCATTGATTCATAATCTTTAAATAGTCCCAATCTCGCTGCCATAACCTGATGAACGGTTGAATATCCTGTCCCTACTAAATCTAAATTGGTATGCAATTTAGAATATCTATCGACAAGATGACTCTTGACTTGATGTTGTATTTGGTCTGTATCGGCTATCTTTAATTTTTTACCACCGACATTTCTCACGATTACGTTTGTACTGAATAATCGTTGTAGTCTTCCAAATAATGTTGTATCTGCCATAATTACCTCACTTTATAAGAGCCAGTCTAATGACTCTTTCTCTTTTCCTGTATCCCACTCCCAACTATCATTTTGATTATCGTTAGGTGTGTATAAACCCTCATTATCCATCATCTTGGTGAGAGTCTTTTTTGTTAATTCTACTCCTTCAGTTCGTAATCTTAATGCTGTATCACGAACCCACAAAGCAATAGCAAAAGACATAACTAAATCATCGTTATATCCTCTCATAGCTTCTGCTCTATTATTAATATAGACGAAAGTTAATAGTTCATCAATCAAACGATTACTACGAACAACTACACTTTCCTCTCTAAAAAATTCTTCTAACTTACTAATAATTAGTGGTCTGGTCTTAGAAGTCGTTGAAAAACCCGCCACCATATTTCTTTCTTGTCTGTTGATTCTGTTGTTCATTTGGTGTTGAACATCAACATATTGTAAGTCTTTACTTGTGTAAAATAGATTAGGATAATCCCTATCTATTACTTGTTGGATTGTTGCCCAACCAATATTATTATTCTCTATAATAAGTATCGCATCATTATATTCTGTTGCTATACTTACCAACATATTTCCAAAATCTTTTGTATTTATTTTACCTTTATACTCTGCTACTTGTTCTAAATTATCCACATCAATAACGTGAAAAGCAGAATAGTCTGCACTATCACCTCTACCTACATCAGCACTAACTACATAAGTTTTTGAGTAGTTTGGTGGTTCCCATACCCAACAATTACTATCAATTCCTCGTCTTTCCATTGGGTCTTGAACACATCGTGTTCTTAAATTATCCAATAGTGTTGCGTCAATTACTGAAGTACCAGAAGTTAAAAAGTCACAATCACATTCTTGAGCTGCGTTTCCTATTCCAAGTAATGTATCTTGTTCATCTCTCCAAGCTTGTTCTCTATCGGGATGAACCGTCCAATGTAATTTAATTGTATTGAACATACCACGACCTTCTTCAGCCTCTACCCAAGTTTTGTGGAACCAATTACCCACACCATTTGGTGTTGACAATGCAATACATTGACCACCAGTTGTTAAGGTAGATTGTGCTGCTGTCCATATGTCATCAATCTTATCAATGAATGC